GGTTAGAAACATCTGGTACTATTTCTGATAATCATGTTGATGGTGGTATGGAATTAATAGTATTTAATGTTATCAATACAGCTGGATATGGAATATGTGTTACGGCATATCCTGATGGAGTAACGCGGCTTCAAAAGGTAATAGGCAATACGGTATATAGAAGAGGTTTATCAATTATTGGAATAGGTGAGAACTCATTAAGAATAGATAATACATATTTTGTTCATAATAATAAAGTTATAATAACAGATAATATATTTGAAGATGCTGTGGAAGGAAATTTGCTTATAGATTTCGACTCAGATGAGCCCTGGATTTATGAAAGAAACATAAATCAAATAAAAACAATATTAATAACGTCAGGTATAGGGACTTATGGAAGTAATACCATAGAACAATACACTGTACCAGACCCTGGTTCTACTATAACAAATAGTGTAGAACAATTTGTTGGAAATACTGGAAAGTCTTTTCTGACTGATGGCGTAATTAAATTTACGTATAATGATACCCCTTTTGAAAGAATATTTAGGTGGGCTGTTGATTTTGCCAACTTGCCACAAGGCGTACATATTTCTCAATTAAAAATATCATTAGTAACATCTGTAAATCAGCCTTCTACCACAGGAACTGCGCAATTCACTCTGTATAACAGAGTCAAAGGTGGTTTTACAACTGGCGGAGCTACGGCCTGGGATTTAACAACACAAACGCTAAATACTTATTTTGAAAGAATATTAACTCCTCCGGATAATAGTTGGATAGTTGATGGTAATTTAACTGCCATAGTAGACATCACCATAGAACATAATGCAGTAGTTATTGTTGTGGCCTTATCTGCTTTAGAAGTAACTTATATATGGTAAATTAAATGGGAACCGCTAACTCTTTTAAAAGTGATTTGTATGCCATATACCATTATGTACAGCAAACCATGCTTGTACACCCAAAAGAAGTGTTAATACAAACACTAAGGGATTTGTTTAGCCAAGACTCTTATTATCACTATGTAAGAGATGAATGGGGCTTCCCAAAAGTAACAGATCATACAGATATTTCAGATAATTTTTTATGTAGAACTGATAGAAATAATTTATCAGAAGGCAACAGATGAGTGGTAATATTTGGAAATCTGACCTATATGGTCTTCATAATTATACTCAAAATACTCTTGTCTCCTATCCGAAGCAACTATTCATTGAGACATTAAGGGAATTTTTTTCTCAAGATAGCTACTATCATTATCAAAGAGATGAATGGGGCTATGCAAAGGTCCCAGACCATACGGACCTTGAGCCCGACGCAGGATTAAATGATGATGTAACAACGAGGATATTTATAGGAGAAGCCTATAGATATGATGTTATTTATTATCCAGCCCTGCTTGTTAAAGCAGGATCTTTCAGATCTGTGCCAATATCTATGAATAGAAACAAGGGTGTTGTTCAATGGGGACATACACGAATCATAGACGGTTATGGTAATTCAACAATTTTTTCTACGCCTGAGGCTTTTGTTCAGTCTGGGGCTTGGGAGGGACAAATATCAATAGACATTGAGACTCGCTCCATGCGCTCAAGAGATGAGCTTTCGGATCTTATCTGTATCGCATTTGTTGATACGGTGCATGATGACCTTAAAAATGCTGGCGTCCTGATTAAATCAGGATCTCCCCAGCTATCTTCTCCATCAGAAGGAGAAGATAGGAATGATAAATTATTTAAACAAACTGTCACATTTGACATCAGAGGAGAATGGAATCGTAGAATCCCAACAGGCAACGTTATTGATGTCATAAGCTTATGTGTAGATTTGGGCAATCTTGCCACAACCCCTCCGGACATCGGAGAGAATATTCGAATTAGTACAACAATAGAATTATTAGATGCAATACAGAGTTTATAAATTACAAAATACAAGAGAAATCTAGGTAATACTAAGCTCTTGTTGGATCAATAAGTAATAATCACATATTTACTTTGAAATTCCGTTTTAAGGATTAAATTATGCCAGCAAATTTTCCAGGTGCAACAAATGCCCTTCCGGGGCCTTACACAAATATTCAAACCCTATCTAGAGGTGTTGCGGTTCCTATTGGATCCCGCATAGCAGCTCTTGTTGGGGAGGGTCGCAGAGTTGAACGTCTTGTAAATTCAGCCAATGGTAGTGGCAATGATGGGCTAAACCCAACATACTCCTCTTCCAATGGTAGTACAGGACGACATTTCCAATTAGCTCTTGCCCCAATCATAACAAATCGAACTACTGTTTTCAAGAATGGTATTCCTCTAACAGGATTAGAGCAAGCCTTTGATGAAGATTCTGGTTCTTTTGTAAGCTTATATGATTATAGAATAAATATCACCACAGGTCACATTGAGCTTCAAACAGCTCATCTTGTGGACCAGGGGGGCGAGTTCTATAGCGCGCCGTCCACCAATGTTGGTAATGGAGTTCCAAGCTCTTTGGCCCTATCCGATCTGAACGCACCTTCAGAGACATGGACCATAAGAGTCTCCTCCGTAAGAAAAGATGGCTATGGAGATCCTATTGATGGATATGCCAAATTTATTGCTTCTGGCTCAGTAAGCGGAATCCTTCTGGATGGTTATGGAAATCAGGTCACCTGGCAATCTGATGGAGTAGTCGTAACAAATGGGGTCCTTTCCTTTGCAATTAATGAGGGCGTGACAGCATTTAATGAGGGAGATAGATTCACCGTAGAAGTAAAAAGCGGGGCATTAGTTCAAGGGGATTCGCTTATAGTTCACTATATTCATACTCTTGATATTAATGATTGTGATTTCTTCCAAGACCTTGATGATGTGTTCTCAAGATTCGGTTCTGCGAGCTTAAGCAACAGATTATCTTTGGGAGCCCAGCTGGCTTTTGCCAATGGTCCTCCTGGAATTTATTGTTGTCAGGCAGCTCCTAGTATTCCTAGGAGAGTATCCTATCTTCTGGAGGCTAGTGCCTCTGGTGGAACGGCAGTGGACGATCTTAATTTTGCCTTGCCTTTGGGTGTTGTCCCAGATTTTGATACTAATATCAATTTCTTTGTGACGGATTCTTCTGGGGTTGAGTCTCAATTAATTCCAAATAAGGTAGGCTTTTATGATGCGACTATTACCGCTTCTCCAACACTATTCCATTTTGGACCAGGTTGGGATTTCTCATATACGGTAATTATAGAGGATTCTGTACAAAAAGAAGGTGACGATGGTGTTATAACCTCTGTTACTGGGACGACAGCAACCCTTAGCAGCGTTACTGTGGGCTTTACGTCCGATGATGACAGCGCAACGCGCTCGGTTCAGATACTGGCTCCTGCGGCCAATGCTGGGACATTCCCAGTGGTCTCAGTCTCAGCCGGAGTGGTTACCATTAGCGATCCTGGCGGATTTGTTACAGAATCTGCGGCAGAGTTTAGAGTAATAGACAGCACTGATACAAGCACGAAGATTCTATTTACTGATGACCTAGCTCTTGCGGCTGGGGAATCTATTCGGGCTGCGATCGTTGATACTAAAGATGCTGACTTCTTTGATGCCAATTGGATTAATGCTTATCAAGAATTAGAAAAGATTGAGGTGGATATGGTAGTTCCCATACCTTCTCAAACAATTAGTTCTATCTTCCAACAGGGAAGAGTTCATGTAGAAACAATGAGCAATATTAAGAATCGCAAAGAACGCATTCTGCTTATTGGAGCTATTAGAGGACTTGACCCTGAGCATGTTATCGGGACCGAACCGGCCGCGGTTGAGGATATTGGCGTTCTAGAAGGAATTCAAGGAGATGATCCTTCTGAAATTCTATCTGGTAATATTGAAGATCTCGTAGATTATGGAATTCCCAATTCTTTTGGACAAACCTTCCGGGTTGTATATTTATATCCTGATGAAATTGTTGTTCAAATTGGGGCGGATAGAACCTTAGTTGATGGATTCTTCATTGCATCCGCAGCGGCAGGATATTTCTCAGGGGTGCCTGATGTTGCGGTTCCACTTACAAATAAAACATTATCCGGATTTACAATTCTTAGAGACAAGCTTTTCCGTCCAATTATTCTAGAAAATCTAGCGGTATCTGGTGTCTGCACATTGCAGCCGGCTATTGGTGGAGGCAATGTTATCTGGGGAAAGACCACAACGCAATCTTTGGAGCCTACGGAAGAAGAGATTAGCATAGTCTTTATTAGAGACAAGATAGCCAAGGGTATCAGAAAAGTATTTGCCCCATTCGTTGGAAATCCTGAATCTGATTCAACGCAGGGATCATTAATGGCTAGGGCTCAAAAAGCTATGCAAAGCTTTGTAAGCCAGGGCCTAATTACAAAATTCAGCGATGTTAAGGTGGCAAGGGATAGTGTAGAGCCTCGCCAATGGAATGTTTCTGCTATTGCACAGCCTCGCTACCCAATTAATTGGGTTTACATCCGAATTGAAGTAGGAACTATCCTATGATATTCTTTTCTATTAACTTTTTTAAACGGAGAATAAATGCCAACTAGGAATACCGGATCTGTCCTACAGGACACAGAGGGTAATAATGCGACAAGAACGCATTTGTCAACTAATATTATTATAAAGGTTGATGATAATGTTATTGGTGCGGTTAAGTCTCTTCAGATTAATGAATCTCGTGAAGTCAAGATGATCGATGAAGTAGGGACGGATGGCCATATCGATAGTGCTCCAACAAGATCTACCGATATTAGTGGCTCTTGCACTCGGACTCGTTTTGGTCGCATGAGAATCGCTGAAGCGTTCAGTCGAGGCTTTGTACATGTGGGTGCCCAAAGAATCCCTTTTGATATCGAAATTCAGGACTTCTTTGCGGATTCTGATATGGGTAATGCTATAATTACTACAATCAACAATGTATGGATAAAAAGCATCGAAGTAACATATAGTGCTGAAGAATTTATCATTGCCGAAACTATGACTTGGGTAGCTGAAAGCATATGGAGCGTTCTAAGAGAAGGCAACGTTGCCTCAGCAGTGGCCAATGGTCGCTCACAGCCTATCATTCTAAACGCTTTTGAGCAGGAAGCTGATCGTGGTGCATTCCGAGGTTCCTTGGATGCTGCTGGTCTTCTTAACGCCTTCCTCTCAGATCCCCGGAATTAATTCCGCACCCCTCTCGTTTTCCCCTCACAATCTGGATATATAACCCCTTTATAGGGGTTGTTGTATCCATTTATCTAAAACCAAGCAAGGAGAGTAAGAAATGCTGCTTAAATTAAATCCTAACATAATTAGGTCTCGTGACTATGAGAATCATAGGATAGGAAATTATGTCGCCAAAACGCTGAGGAAAGGTTTCGAACGTCTCATTGGAGCTAAGGTCAATAATGATTATATACTTTGCCTTGCTCAAGCAAATTTGCAGAATCTTATTCATCAGGGAATAATTGAAAATTACTATACGACCATGGAAGACGGAATAATATCTGCAAAGATCCAGCCGCCCATGTCTATAGATTATATTACTTTAAGCTTACAGGTTAATAATGAGTAAGATATTATATTTATTAGACTATGAAAAGGAACAAAAAAAAGGTTTATCTATTGAGATTTATTTGGATGGCAGAATTGTGGGATCTGCTAAAAGCATGAATATATCAGAAAATAGAACTATACAAAAAATACAATGTCATGATGGAGAATTATACTCTCCCGGGCCAACAACAATTGATGTATCATTGACCGATGTCTTAGCAAGAGATAACGATTTATTCTATAATAATGATACATTGAATTTGAAATTCAATATTAAAGTTTCAGAAGATAATGTTAGCACATATATTAATAACTTTGGAATATCTAAGTGGAATCTGGGTGACAGATTAGATATATGGGGCCAAGCAGAATGTTGTAATAGCGAGCTTGTCAATATAATTTTAGAAAAGGAAAGATATGAGAGAAATAGTAAGTGATTTAGGTACAAAAATGGTTCCAGGACAAGGGCGGGCAACACATGTTGTTGAGGACCTATCTCAGGACCTATCTCAGGAGCTGCCGACCCATGTGCGTTTATCTCCAGAGCAGACTCAGCAGTTTCAGCAACAAAGGCAAGAGATGGTTTCTGAGCAAAGCCGATTACCTTCTGCTGCTAAAAAGCGTATCGAGATGCTTGCCGACATTGGACGGCTTCATGTCGATCATGAAATTGAGGGTCATGTCTTCGGTCTAAGATCTCTTAAAGCTAAAGAAATGAAAGAAGCTGTTAAATTGGTTAGTCAATCTGAAGATGTTGCTACAGCATTTAATATGAGAGATTCCATATTAGCTTTTGCCTTATATCAGATTGATGGAAGCTCTGTTGCTTTAATTTTAGGTGAGGATTCTATAGATTCAAAATTGGAGCTATTAGAAGAGATGGAGGATACTGTAGTCAATAGTCTTTATAAGGCCTATGCTGGTATGCTAAAGGAAAAAGAGGAGGCTCAGATTAAAGATGCAGCCGATGGCAAGGAGGTTCTAGAGCAAATAAAAAAATAGTTGGGGAGCCCGATCATCGGTTCCTATTCTTTTTGTGTAAAACGTACTCTTTATGGCCCGATGATCCTGCGCTAGATGAAATTAACCCAATCATGAGACTATGGCTTTATGAAAGTTGGAGAAAAGATGTCTCTGAAAATTATGATTTGGCGAAACATCAAGCAATCATTCAGGGATCATTTGTAAATCCAGAAATGGCCAAGAAAATGATTGAAAGTGAAACCCCAAATTACGAATCCTCAGATGAAAACTTCGAAGAAGTGAGCAAATATATATTGGAAAGCGAAAATACAGACAACAAACCAAAACATAAGAGAAAACGAAAAAGAAAGATACTTTCTAAAGAAACCTAATAATTTCGGATAATTAATATGGCAGACGACTCTATTCTAGATGGAATAAAACAGGTAAAAGAATTACAAGAATTATCACAACAGTTATTTCAAAGTTGGAGTGGTGGGGGTAATCTCGGTGGTATTTTCTCAAATTTAAAAGACAAGCTCAGCGGAATATCTAAAGAACTGAGCACAGCCAGTATTCCGCGGGTAAAAGAATTAAAAGAAGAAATTGAAGAAGTTGGGAAGCAATTAAAAGACTTTGCAGAAAAAAGTACTTTAATGTCTTCCTTAGGAAAAGCAATATCAAGTGTAAATCCCGAATTTAAGAGTCTCGGTGCTCAAATTGCTGGAATTGGTATTACTCTTGCATTAGATATCAAGCCAGATGCCTTCCTTGCGCTTGGTGAAGGAGCTAAGAAAAGTACAGGAGATCTTACCGGAACATATGATGTTTTGGAAAAATTCAGCTCTAAATTAAAAGTATTGACTATGCCCGCACGATTAGGTGATTCTGCCAAGGCTATGGAAACCTCGATTCTTCAGGCAGGAGCTGCCTCAGGAGAGCTTGGAGTTATTCTTAACGAAGTTGGCGGTGATATGTCAGGCCTAGAAGGCAAACTAATAAAATATACTAAAATGACTTATGATATTGGTAATGCCACTGGATACTCTAGCAAACAAGTAGCAGAATATGCTGGAATGCTTCGTCAGATTCCTGGCTCATTAGATTTAACTATCTCCTCATCAGATGGGGCTATAGGAAATATTCATATGCTTGAGGCTGCAATGCAAGTTGCCTCAGGGACTGGCCAAAATTTTGAAGAGGTATTTAAAGATCTAAACTTTACCTATAGACAATTTGGCACCATAGGAGAGGAGGCATTAGAATACGTAAGTCGTATGTCAATCGCTTCGCAAAATCTTAAAATGCCATTGGAAGATGTTAAATCATTTACTACAGATGCGGCGATGGCATTTAGATTCCTAGGAAATAATACGCAGGGAGCTATCTCTATTATGGAAAAATTGGGGCCAGCAATGCAGGCAAGCGGCCTTGGCCCGGATGCAATAAAAAGTCTATTAGGGTCTGCTACTAAATCTATTGCTGACTTTGGCATAGCGCAAAAAGCCTTCCTATCTGGCTCTTCAGGTGGTCGTGGAGGCATGCGTGGAGCATATGAAATAGATCTTTCTCTGAAAGAAGGTAACATCCATGAGGTAATGGACAAGGTAAGAGAGTCTTTATCTAAACAATTTGGAGGAAAGATTGTTACACTAAGTGAGGCTGCTAAAGATGATAAGGCCGCCGCTCAATTTACCAAACAAGTTCAAATGATTACAACCGGGCCAACCAAGATAGCAGGGAATCAGCAAGAGGCCTACGCTTTGCTTGAAGCTTTTGCTAAGGGTGAGCGTGGTCAAGTGACTCCTGAGATATCTAAACAAGAGGATGCTTTCAAAAAAGCCCTTTCTGTTGGAGATAAGCTTCAGGAACGACAATTTAACCAACTAGTTGCAATTAATAATGAATTACAATTGGTGAGCCAATATTCATCCATTTCTGCTTACAATATGACCAGACTGCTGCTTGGAACCAAGGGCGGTGGAGCTAATTCAATAGATATTCTAGAATCAATGAAAGAGGCATCGGCTGCCGCAGCATCGCTTGGTCGGAGGAAGCCTTCTACTGAGGGTGGAGAAGAAACCACCGCAGGTTTGACAATAGGGGAAATTGCTGAAGATGCGCCAGCAAAAGCCATGGAAGCACTCAATAGATTAGTGGGACGTGCCAAGAATATGGCAGGCGATGCAGTAGAAGGAACTAGCGAGCTTTTAGGGCCTGGTTCTGCCGCTCCTCCTCAGCCTCCTCCTGAGGCCACGGGACCGCAGAAACTTCCTGATTTTTTAACACCATGGGATAATGAGCCTAAGAAAAAAGAAAAAGAAATGGTTCAGAAAGCAATTGAAAGTGCTAGCCCACCAGTCGCGAGGCTGCCAGAAATTGATGAACCAGAGGCTGGCGGCGTTAGCCAAGGAGCAAGATCCTCAGCTCAAGCTCAAGCTCCTAGAAATCAGACTCAAGAAGTAAAAATAGCTGTAGTTTGTGGAGATTGTAATACGAAAATTTTTGAACGAGTCATTGGTGACCACACGGACAACGAAAGAAGAAGAAATAGTAATATAACTAATTATGGATAATTATGGCATTTGATATTCCCTCTCCCCCAATACAATCCAGTGACATTATGGAAGCTACTAATGTTTTACTTGGAGGTAATAACAGAGATATTGCTGGATTTTCAGCTCAACAGGGCCCTGGGGTAAGTGGACTTGGGACACGTCAAAGCCGCGTCCAGAATGGACGACCGGCTGTCTCTACAAGGCAGATGATGCATTGGCTAATTCCAGAGGGGCCAATCGTTCAAATGTATATTAATCCGCAGAGTGTACGATATAGTTATGAAAAACTTATTACTCCACAAAGAACAAAGGGAGGTTATGTTATTCAATACTGGGGAGAGGATCTAACTAAACTTAATTTAAGTGGAACCACAGGAACATCAGGCATTGAGGGAATTAATATTCTGTATGATATTTATCGTAATGAGCAACTTGCATATGATCCTTTCGCTTTATTGCAGGTAGCCGCTCAAAATGAGCAAAGCATCGAGGCCAATATTGTTGGCGGAGTTTTTGGAGCGACTGGGCTTGGCTCAGGAGGAGGAGGAGGATTTGTTGAAGGATTGCTCGGAGCCTCTCAGAATGGAGCAGGAGCGCAGGCACAATCACCGAGTCTTGCATCAATGGCATTTAGAGTAGAACTATTTTATGGAGGAGAAGTATTCAGAGGCTACTTTCAAAATTTCTCTGTAAATGAGAGTGCAGAATTTATTGGCATGTTTAATTATGATATCAATTTTGTGGTAACACAAAAACGTGGATTCAGACAGAACTTCCTTGGTTGGCATCGATCTGCTACCAATGGTTATAGTAGTTCTAGTCCGGTATTCGGAAGGCCATATAGCTATAGCACATTGGTCGAGGGAGAGGGAACTTTCCCAAAATTAGAAACAGTAGGATCTTCTCTTACAAGTGCATTTGATTTATTTTAGGCAAGGGATATGACATTATTTGACAACCCTGGTGGATTTTTAGGCGATTTAGGATCTGGTTTACTTTCCAGTATAAATGAGCAATTTGGTATCGCAGAAAATGATACTAGAAGTCTAGATTCGACAATTGGTGGAGGAAATGTAACTATACCTTATGGTAAACTTGGAGAGCTTGCTTCAAAAATAGATAAGACAGCAAATAGACAATATATTGAAACAGGCTCAATTAGAAATATTCGTCCGAGAGTTTCTGAAATATTGATGCAAGAACCAGACATTACTATTCTTATTAAGAAGAGAATGTTTTCATCTTTGGCAGAAAATTATAGATTTGATCTTATGAATAATGAGGAAAAGACATTCATACGAGCTGCCAAAAGAATATTTCATAATAAATGCAAAGCAATAGCAGCATATGAGAGACTTACTAAAATAGAAAGAATAGTAAAAGATGTTGGTATAGTAAATGATTTCTTGCTCCCACAAATATTCTCTGCGGTGGATACTCTTAATACAGTTTCTCCTGGGCTTATTGGGGACAATACCAAGGCTACATTAGAAACGATTAGAAGAGTAAAAGCATTTTCTGATCCTTCATTTGAAACGACATGGCTTAGAGATAGAAGTGTCCCATATATTATTGATACGGGGGAGGGGACTGGAGTAATAGAACTTACAATGGTTTCAGCAATTACTTGTTCCAATTCTGTTAAAATGGGCGGAGGAAAAGCTAATCTGACAATAGAAGATCCATATAAGCTTATGGTTATATCAAATGAGGATATTGAAATAGCTTTAGCTCAGGTCACAAGCACATTTGGTAATAATAACTTTTTTAAAGTAATCCGAGAACAATTAGAAGAGACTACGGAGGCTCTTAAAAATAAGCTTAATCAATCTAGAACTGATAGAGGAGCGGCCACCATTCGTTTCTTTGAAAGCCCAAATACTGCCCTATTTAAAAGAGTCCGCGCAATCATTGATGAGGAAGGAAGAGAGATAGTTTTTAATTTCAATGGAGGTCTTTTAGGCATCGGGTCGTCTGTGGAGCTTGATTCTAGCGCTAGCGAAGGGACAAATGGACTAAAATCTGGGCCAGAGCGTGATGCTTTTGAACTAATTATATCTAATATTTATCAACTTATGGGATTGCAACAGTCTTTGCAAAAAGACATGGTATCCTATAACAAGAAAAATAATTATGTCCGAAGAAAGCTAAAGCTTAATTTTGGTGGCAAGAATCTGATTCAACCGATGGATCCTGTGCATATTTTTTGTCAGAGCAAGACTCAAGCTGACTCAAGGCTGACAAGAGGGTTGGGCCAAACTTTTGGGGCT